GAACGAATACGGTTATGGGGGCACACTGATACTTATATGCGACCGTTCCCGCTCCACCTAAATTTTTTCAGAGGGAAATAATTGTTGCCAACCATCAGCTCAAAGATTAATTGTACGACCGTTCCAGAACACCACACCTGTACTTGGCAGAACACAATGGAACTCTGAATCATGCTTAGCTTGGCGCCTTTTTTACCCGACCGAAAACGGTACGCGGATAATTGCCAGGACACGCATCTGTTCCAAGACAGTTAGTCATTTCCTTACCTTGGCCAAATTGGCTGGAGTTTATGCTGATACTGGCGCCCGACCGAAAACGGTCCTTCGTCAAAACACGTCTTTTCGAGAAATTAGAGAGCACACAGCCAACAGAGACTGTTTGTTATGACAGTCTGGCACAAAGTGAGCCCAGGTGCGAGCTAAAGAATGAGGCGAGGCACACTGGTCAGCATTAGTCATTTATTTAAGTTGCAAAAGTACATCACAAGGACATGGACAAGAACAGACAAACAACTCAAGCCCCCTATACACAGTAAGCCCCCAGTAAACAGTTATACAATACAAGAACTTCATAATACCGGAGTCATTCAGTTAGTAGCACCAGTTCAGTTATTTGCTTCCCCTCTTCCGTTTTACAACTCGTCTAGAAGACGCAGAGGTTGTAGACGCTGCCCTTTTGACCCCGCGGCCCGTAACAGCAGTACGTATACCAGCTTGATACAGAAACTTTCGTCCCAGAGCAAACTGATCAAGGTCCTGAGAAAACCTCTCAGTAAGATCAACTTCCCAAAATATAAGACCCTTGTAAGGATCCTCTCTTTCCTTGGGCGGATTCTGATCTGGACAGCGAGTTGCCGATGATGTTATATACCTATAGTCATCAGAGATGGACTGCTGTGGGGGAGGTACAAAACCCAAGTTCCAGTTCTCCAAGATGGTTGGGTTCATAGTGTTTATATGGGCAAGCACACCCGGGTCAAGTGGAACCTTACACAGTTGAGCAATAAGGGACAGCTCAAATTGTTCCACATGTCTTAAATAGTTTTTAAAATTAGTAGAGTCATATGTATCTGGGTTTGGTGTGTTGGTTTGCTGGGAGATAGTAAAGTTTGTATTCCTTGTGTTGTCGACAACAGTAACAAAGAGCTCATTGTGCCAGCACACACCATTATTGTTTCCCTGAGCCCTTTGAAGCCAAAATGGCCTGTTAAACAGCTGACCATCACTCGACACAAGTGACCCACTAGGAGTTCCAAAGTACACGGAGGGTGCGAGTGTCTTCTGGTCCTGTGTGCTGTCGGGTGCGTAGTAAAAGTCACTGGGACTCACAGAGTTTGGTATGGGCTCCCCCACAGAGCCATTCCTGGTGAAAAAGTGTCTTGCATACACTTGCTCTCTCCTTCCAAAGAAGAACATCTTATCCCCATATGCCTCATTGGTCATTTTCAGAAAGTCGGGCCATTTGCACCGGGTAGATACAATATCAAGAGGCACACCACTCCTATCCTGCTGCAGCTCTTTGAAGTTCATATTCCCAAAGCCAATGTCACACATATCCCCATCCTCAATTACACTATTTACAAGTTGGATAGGAGGGCAGTCACCCTTCTCCAGAGCTCCACAGGGCTTAGCTACATCCCAGTGTTCCCCTGTAGGGGGTTCACAGCCAACAATAAACAGCTGTGTTTGTTTGGGGTCCATGGAAGTGTTCTGCCTATTATCCTTAGAGCCTTGCTGATATTTATTTGGATTTTCCGTGTCTCCAAGCTTGTTAAAAAGGGGGTGCCCGGTAGTGCCAATCCCTAATGGGCCACCTCTTCCAATTTCCAGACCCCTTAACCTCCACACTAACCGTTCTTTCTCAGGATCATAGAAATCCTTTTGGGGCAATGCAAATTTATTTGGATCTGGGAATTTAAGTCTGAAAACCCTATATTGGTTGCCAGACACTTTAGGCACAGTGACCTTGTCATTGTCAATGACAGAAAAAAAAGGGTGGCCCACTGTTAGCAAACGGTCCGTGTGTGCATGACAGAAGAGAGACGTAGGGTACACATATTCGTCTGTGCTCTGCACTTTTGCCACTGGAGTTGTAGGTGGGAGGTAAAGCTTCCCGGTCTGGGGTGTCCACATTGCCATCTGAAAAATATCAATAAATACGATATTTTCGTTTGCGTTTACGGAGACTGGGGTGCAAATAAAAATCAGCAAAGTCATCATCCACACTTATAACAGTAGAAGCTGGGAATAGATCCGCAGCTGGCAGAATAATAGGAACATAATTATCTTGAGGGTGGTGTATAACCGTGCCTGAGTCGATACTGGGAAAAAACATGTCTGGGCCTAGAGTTTCGACCAAGTCAGGCATCACAAAACGGCTTGTCCCATTACCTATAAGTAGTTCAAGCCTAGAGGAAGAAAAATCAGCACTATCGGTGTCAAGTAGCTCATTCACTGAGTCAGAGCCATCTGGAAGCTCTACAGACTCAACCCCCCTTGGGAACTCAATTACTGAAGAGCTTCCAAGACCATCAATCAGCTCTTCAGTACCACTGATCTCACCTAATGTGTGCATTTCAATGTCCGTAGCAACAGGGGATAAATCTGTATAGAAGTGCACTTTCCCACCAATTATAAGACCACTCCTAGTCTTCATAGATGCACGTTGCCCCAACCTGCTCACTCTAATTACTCTGTTCACCTCAGAGAACCTCTGACGCCCTAGGTGGACCACATCAGTGTACTCAGGGTCAGGTGCAGCTACAGGAGGACTGGCGGGAAGTTCAAAATCCAGGCTCCCAGGCTCAAAGGCGGGATTTTCAAATACTACCGCCTGTCTGGGACCAGTTAGAAAAGCTTCTGGATTGGATACACGCACCTGCTGCACCCGCCTATTATACAGGTCTCTGAATCTAGTGGCCGCCCTTTGCAACGGGCCTTCAGGTGTGCTAGTGAGGGGCTGCTCTATGTCAAACTCACTAAGACCACTAGACTCAACAAATGTGTCAAGCACAATGTCCTCAAAGGGTCCTGGTACCTCATCCAATATCCTTTCAGGTGGTGGCCTAGCACCTATGACTGTGGTGTTATCCAGCTCATGTATGCTGGATATTATGCCTCCACTTTCTCCACTAATGACACCCCCAGACTCCCCCAACCCCTGTGTGGGGTGCACAACAGACACATAGGAGGGGTTATTAAAGTCACTTCTAGTGATTATGACTCTACGAGGGCCCGGGGATGGCTGAACATCAATGACAGCAGAGTCTGTGTTGGAGATTGTGGTGCCAGTCACAGACAGGTCTGATATTGGGTCTATGCTAGATGTCACGTCCACTGTGCTTATGTCTGGCCCACTAGAAGGAACCTCGGGTCCCCCATTTATAGGGACATCGGGGGTCACCTCAAGTAGAGGAATAAGGCTCGAATCTCCAGGGCCCACAGAGTCTACAGTGACTATGTCCCCTGGGCCAATGGGCTCAACAGTGACACCAGGCCTCATGACCGTGCCTGTGCCTGTTACCCTTCCACCAGCAGAGTTTATGGGCCCATAGCCAGTGGTGCCCCCGGAGCCTCTGCCAGTTCCAATGCCCAGCCCCCCCAAGTATACAATGCTACTAATAACTTTAAGAATCCTGTCAGCAAGTGTGTTTCCTTCGACTTTATTGACTACATCAGGTGGACAATTCCCGGTTACTTGACATTGTCTGTATAGGTTTGACGCAGAGTCCCTCTTGACGCGCCTGCTTCTGTCAGCAGACACCATAATGGTACAAAAATAATCTAACAGGTACAGTAATTCTGGATGGTGTATAGAATCCACTATCAGAGTCCGTCTAAGAAGCCACTGGTGTATGAGCAGCCCTTGGGCAGTGTCACAGTCTTTAGAAACACTTCTTTTTGATACGTGTCTGCAAAAGCTACAAGTACATTGCTAAAGCTAACCTGCCACCTATCCCCCACCTCTACCCCGTCCGCCCTGTCCTCAACCCACTGAAAGGCAGTAGATACACGGCTATATGGCTTATATGTTCTCCGACGCAACCTATTCCGCCAGCATTTTAAAGAGTTAGTCGGACCTTTGACAGAGATTATTGGCCTATGAGTATGGTGATGCCGGCTGTTGTTTGGTTGACAAGGTCCTGCAGATCCCTCAGGTCCTGCTGGAGTCTCTGCAGCGCTTGACCAAGCTTTCCGGATGCAGGTTTGTCGTTCTCCTTGTCCGAGTCGTACTCCTCCGCCTCGTCCCCAAATGGTGTCTCCGGCGGGGGCGGCTGTGTCAGTGGTGTCGGTGGGAAGAGTTCTCTTCGTGGCGGTGTTGTCTTCGGGCCGTCTGGTTGTTTTTTGATGCCCTTCTTTGGCTGAGGAGGAGCTATCAGGAGAAGATTCAAAAGTTTTGTGTTTATAATTCACAGTCCAGTGAGAATAATCCCCATATCTGCGAGAATCACTGTCAAAATCATGATAATAGATACGGGTCCCACTGTGGTCAGTGTAATGTACACCATAATAGTCACAATCGCTCTGATACTTATGCCAGTTGCCGTTCTCATCCTGGGCATAGACATACTTCCAGAGCATATAAGACACATTATTATCTTCATCTCCTCCATAATAGACTTCCACCTCCTCGCCACTTTTTTTAAAAGTCCCATACGGCTCAGTGCTGTCATACATCTCACGGCTAGTTTCAGCCATTGTCCACTCCTCGGAGCCAAAGGGTGATTCATTGAGAGATGTTAGCACCAATTGCATCTGAATTGCCCTTTTGGCCTTGTTCTCAGCTCCTATGGTGCTGGGTAGGGGTTGCAGTCCGAGCTTGTTGAGTCCCCCTCTACGAGCACAGAATTGCAATGCTCCTTCTTTCCTAACAAGCTCCCAATATAGTATGTGGTCCGCTAAACATTTACTGCCTTTCTCGTAAAGGTTCAGTATCTGGTCTTGCACTGCATCGAAACGTGTTTCCAGGCTGTTCATTCTCGCCCTCCTCCTCTTCGATTCCTAATTGATTAGCCAGCCTTGTAAAAAAAGATTTCCAATTAGCTTTAGTAAGGGGATATACTGGCTGCCCATTAGCTGTTAAAGGCATAGGCTTATGAAACTCAAAGGCCTGCAACCTGCTATGTAGATATCTGAAATTGTCATTATTCATGACATCTACATTTGAGGTAATTAGTAGCGGAGGTAGCTTAAGCTGCAAAGGTGCTCTATGCTTAATGTCAAGCTGCATGGGATTGCCATCTAATGCATTCCGCATATATACATCCATAAAGTTCCAGCAAGCGGTTGTAGCATCATCTAGGAACCCCATTTTTGCATCTGCTAAAGGCTGCAGCCAGAACTGACTCCTACTGTTCATAAATGAAATTACACGACCTTTAAGAAACCCATTCAGACTATTACAGAAATATGACTTCCCAGTATCTGGGGGACCTGTGATAACGAGGCAGTGTTTTTTAGGAGTACCCTTAAACATATGCCTAAGTGCTGTAAGCAGCAGTATGAGGTTGACTTCCTGGTATCTAAGGAAGTTTGCAATAACCTTCCAGTCCCCTTCTTCCTCTGTCTCATCGCAGCACTTCCGTATCCACTGAGCCATTGTCATTTCCTTCATTTCCTGCCTGTTATATAGCCTGACCATTGCACAGCAGTCTCGGACATGCTTTACCTGGTTTGTAGTCTTAAGCCACGCTTGGGCATTCTTATTGCTGTCTGCTTCTAAGGCATATTTATAAGCTATTTCTGCCTCCTCATTTAGTCTATTGTCATATGCCCACTGCACCATACTACTGAAATCAAAGGACTCGGCTGTTGCACTAGCATGCTCTAGTAGTGTCTTGCTGGCTATCCACAGCGGGGTGCTACCGTAAAACATGGTAGAAGGACTTTTAAATAAAACCTTATTATAAAAATAAAGTGCGGCGAGCGTGCTCCGCTCGTTCGGCGGATCGGCGAGTATTAACAACTCATCCACACCTAACATGGCGGAAAGCTGTCTCCGCAATGTGAGTCTGCTCCTACCTACCTTCAGCTCCATAAGCAGCAAGTTCACCTTTCTATTCCCTGCATAACTTGTTGTATCTTGGCAGTACTCATAGGTGTTCTTCCACACATCATGTAAGGCCTGCAACAAATGTTCTCTAGCCCCAAACACAGCTACGACCCAATTCGGACTACATGTCTTATCACTCTTAAAGCTACGCGTTAGATCGGTGAAGCTGCACCCAAATGCCTCCTTAAACCTCGCATAGCACCCTGCCAATCTATTACTTGTTCTAAGCAAATCTTCAGAAGAAATCAAAGTGTTACTATTTACCTGCTCGCTCTCGCACTGGCTTCCTATGCTTGAATTGGCTGAACTAGACCCAGATATGCTCATAGGTACCTCGCTCCCCGAAGGAGTATCTTGAGTTTCATGTCCTATTCCGCTGTCAAACAACCGTCTCCTGCTCTTTCCTTTAGGTGAAATGCTGACGGACTCTAATCTAGGACTCAGATTTTCGATTTCTACCGTTTTTTTCTTAGGTGTCGCGGCATACTTTCGTTTTAGGGCTGCAATCTGTTGCTCATCAGTTGCAAATAACTGCTCTGAAAGCAATGCCAAGGAATTTCCCTGATCCACCTCATCATTGTCAATGAATGATCCCTGGGTACTCTGCTCAAACAATGCCTCTAAGTTATCCAAGGAACCCACATCATCCACACATTCAGCCTCATTATCTATAAAACACCATCCAGAATACTGCCCTGTACCTTTATCGTTTTCCATTTCTGAGGTTCACGTACGACGCGACGCAGTGCGGGCAGACAAAGCTAAGATCCTGCAGAAGCAGTGACTCGAATGCTTTCACCGAGTCGTCTCCGGTCACAATTATGAACCGGAGAACAGTGTCGCAGCAAAAGCAGGTTGTTTTAATCCTGTAAGGATCTACATCGATAGTCTCCAGCTCCAGCTCCTCCTCTTCTCCTAACGAGTCTGGTGACAACGATGATGACCCAACATCGGGTAGGTCAGGCTCACCAACACCCAAAAGTGAGTCGAGATTCTGAATCTCGATGTCAGCAATTGTTGGTAATGGGCCCTGCATTATAGTAATGGTTTGCAGAACCCGCAGTAGCCTCTCCACATGTGGCGCACCAAGTGAAATGGCAAGCCGCACGCTTTGGCATCAAGCTTTTCAGAGGCAGTAAGGAGTGCCAGGCACGTAACACATCTTACAGTAACAAACACAATATTCTTGCCAGCCATGCACTCTACCAAATCAGCCTCCCCTGTAACTCTAGTATGCAAAAGCTTTTCCTTGCAAGCAAGCTGTCTGCGGCACACAATACAAGCACCTTTAAAAGCAAAATCTCTAACAACACATTTCAATTTAGCCTGTATGAATCTGGCCTTCTCGTTATGATCCATAGTAGTAGAGCAAAAAGCACAAGACAAATGAAAATCCACGACATCTTTGTTAGAATATCTAAGCACCTCCTCGAGAGTGTAGCCTTTGCCGATTTCCAT